GAACTGGGCTATAACTGTTGAAGATACATTAGTGCCAGAAGGCAATTTAACTGATGAATATTCATCACTTCATTGGGCTGCTAAATCAGCAGCAGACGTGCTATTAACAAATGCTGATGTTGTTTTAACAGCAGCAGACGTTGTAACTATAGCTGGCGCAGAAGCAGCCACAGCAGCAGACGTGCTATTAACAAATGCTGATGTTGTTTTAACAGCAGCAGACGTTGTAACTACAAACGCGGATGCGGCGATAGCAGCAGCGGCAGTAGCAGGCACAAACGCAGATGCGGCCACCACTACACAAGACGCAATTGATACGGCAGCGGATGTTGTAACTACAAACGCAGATGTTGTTTTAACAGCAGCAGACGTTGTAACTACAAACGCAGATGCGGCTACCACTACACAAGACGCAATTGATACAGCGGCAGATGCTATATTAACAGCAGCGGACGTGGTTAGCATAAATGGCGCAACTGCCGCAACAGCAGCAGACGTTGTTTTAACAAATGCAGACGTTGTAACTACAACTGCAGATGCTATTGAGTCATCGAACTGGGCTATATACGCTGAAGACGCACTTGTCCCCGAAGGAAACTTAACAGACGAATATTCATCATACCATTGGGCGCAGAAGGCACAATTAGTAAGTGGTGTAACGACTGATCATACTCTACTATCGAATATAGGTACAAATACTCACGCGCAAATTGACACGCACATAGCGTTAACTGATGAGCATATAGACTGGACTGTCGATCAGGGTGCGACAAACTTACACGCGGGCAATTACACAGATACTAATACAACCGATCATACAGCATTCAGCAATATAGGAACAAATACTCACGCACAGATTGACACGCATATAGCAGACGCAACTACACATTTCACAGAAGCCAGCATCTCTATAACAGAATCACAGATAAGTGATTTACAATCTTACATAGTTAATGTTGCGGATGATGCATCACCATCACTGGGTGCGGATTTAGTCTGTAGCAATAACAGTATAAGCGGTGCTAAATCAATAACGTTTAACAGTGAGATAGCAAATATAGGAACAGGCGCACAGACAGTTGACTGGACTGCTGGTCAGAAACAGAAGTTTACATTAACAGCAGCGACAACAATTACGTTTACCGCACCTACTGGGCCAAGCAATTTAAATTTAAAACTTATAGACCCCGACACAAATATAACTTGGGGCACTACTATATTATGGTCAGGCGGTGGTGTAGAGCCAACGTGGACAACAACCGGTACAGACATAGTCGCTATCTATTATGATGGCACAAACTATTATGGTACAGCGTCAACTGGGTTTGCGTAATGGCAGGTGTCAATTACAATCTCGTAGTGCCAGCTGGTACAACCACGATATATGGCGGGGTAGGAACACCACCAATTCCACCATCAGGGTCAATCATCCAGCGTTACGATAGCACATCACAATGGCTCGGCCAAGGCAGTGTCGCTAAATTCATATGCGGGCCGGGTGATCCAGAAGGCTTTCTGTTTTTAGGCACGAAGCAAGGTGATGGCACACGATCCGGCGGTGCGCAACAAACAATCATTGACAATTATATAGCACGGGGCAGCAACGCACTCTATATTATGGCAGTGCGTGATCCTGGTGATGGCGCAGCAGATCAGACACCGTGGCCGAGTGACACCCCCGCAAATGGACTAGACACGGATATTATGGCGCAATGGGAAGGCTGGTTTGATCAACTCGAAGCAGCAAATATATACGTCTTTTTCTTCTTATGGGATGATCACGGCGCAGCAACGCCAGTCTTTGGTAATGGTGATACAAGCCCCGCAGGTGAGCAGACTTTTATTACAGATTTAGTTAATGAATTTAAGCATCATAAAAATATTATATGGTTGATTGGCGAAGAATACGAAGAAGGATTTACAGCAGCAAGAGCGCAGGCTCAGGCAGATGTTATTGAGGCAGCCGATAGTACGTTATTGATCGGCAATGGACAACTGTCATCGAACCAAGTCTTTGATCATCAGAATAGCACGAATCTACGCTTTTTCAGTTTACAGGATAATGTGTCAGTGACACCTGCGCAATTTAACACATCTATGAATACAGCACGTACAGATGCAGAGGCGAATGATTACATCGTTGGATTCAATGAAGGAATAAATCACGGCAGTGGCGCAAGCGCAAGGCAAATAGATTGGGCATTGTTTATGGGTGGGGCGGCAACTGTTATGCGTTATCCAGAGACAGCAGAAACAGCAACAGTCTCGGATATGAATGACATGCAGAGACTCGTTGACTTTGCCGAAGCAACAACCTTTTACACTATGAGTCCAGATAACTCATTAATAAATACTGGCACTGAATACGTTTTAGCAAACCCAGGCAATGACTATATAGCGTATGCGATAAATTTAACAACGGATATGGGCATTACAGGAATGACAGCAGGCACATATGATTTACTTTGGCAGTCGTGTGATACGAGCTATCAGGAAACACAGGTAGGGGTGACAGTGACAGCAGGAACAAATACATTTACAAAACCGGCAGCAGTGAGCGTTGAGTGCGCTGTATGGTTACAGAGGCAATAAGCAATGGCACATATTAAAATAATTATACAAGATTCAGCATCACCGTTTGCGCGTGACGATAGCGTTCGCGACATTATTACAGGGATGGGTCATACGTATGTTTATGAATCGCATACTGAACCAGAGAATATTACAGGATTTGATGGAATACTAGTTCTCGAAAGTGTATTTGGCGGAACAGTCGGAACAAAATACAAAACGGTTGCTATTCCGGTTGTCGCGATGGAAAACGGCATATGGGATGATTATGATATGCATACTCGTACTGGGATTGGTAATACAACAACCCTGACTACTGACACCCAAGACGATACTATCTTCGTTAATGCGCCATCGAGCGGCAACCCGTATACGATACTATCCAGCTTAAATGCCTTAAATTATGCGCCATCAGCTAATGCAGGACCAGGTGTACAAAACATAGCGAGTAGACCAGGTTCAGGATCAAGTATGAATATATTCGCGTATGAGACAGGTGCGACAATGCTCAACTCGTATGTTGCGCCGGCGAGACGTGTCGGATTGATGGTAGAGGTAGCTGTAGATTCAATATTCACATTCACCTTAGATGGCATAACCATCATGGAAGATATGTTTATATGGGCATATGGCGCAGTAGTTTTAGGTGCAACAGTCACGACACAACCAATTAAAAATTATAGCGGCGCACTGGAAGTTAGCCAAACTGGTTACACTGTAAATTTTTATAGCAAGGTAGATGGTACGTTAGTACTACGGCAAACAGGAATTAGTACAGACGCAAGTGGCATCATAACAATACAAGATGTAGCACTTACAGCAACAACAATATACAGAATGGATATAGAGAATAGCGGTGGGTTATACGGCAGCAAGGATTATACGGCAGCATAATGGCACATAGTATAGGGAACGGCGAAATAATTACAGGATCACACGTCATCAGTACAAATGGTGCGTTAGGGATCAATGGTGAGGATATTCCAAGTACTGGGGGTAATGGTGCGGCGTATGCTTACCCATCTCTCGTGCTACCAGCGGATAATACTGTAGAGATTCGCGGCACCATAACAGTTGACGCAGCGGTTACAGCGGGTGTAGGAACAATTACAAGCTTCACGGTTAATGAAGACACCAGTTATACGCTAGTAGTTACAGATGACTGTACTGTCGAATGGACCTGGGATTTATATAGAGATGGCGTACTGGATACAGCTGGATTGACAGGCACTATAACAGTCGGTGCGGGTACAACTTTTAACACTTTGATGATGAGCACTAACTTTTAGTTATGTTTAACTTCATAAAACAATTTATGGTTATTGATCAAAAGACAAATGAAATAAGCCATACAAAATTCTGGTCGAATGTAGGATACGGAATAATGTGCTTTACCTTCGTATACGCAGTTATATACGGATCACAAATAGAGTACGAACTTTGGCTCTTATTTGGTGTAGTTGTTATTGGCAACCGCACTATTAAAAGAGTTATGTTAGATAAGGAAAAAACTGAAGAACAATGAAAGATAATACCCGCGATAGCGGATACAACCCGGAATTTGCCGATAGGCTGGCTGCAGAGACTAAAAATACAATTAACCACATATACGTTAACTATATTTTGGATTTAGAGAAAGATATGATCGGCATCAAGAAAGAGCAAGAGTTTCAAGAGAGAGATATAGGCGCATTAAAATCATTAATTAATGATATGGCGGATAAGCTCGACATTGGATTAGCTCTTACAAGAAAGATATGGTGGTTATTGGTTGGTGTCGCAGCAACGGTCGCAATTATAGCCGCTATACTTAAATTCATAACGCCATTATTTCAACTCGTTAGTTAAACAAATTAGCAGCCATCCGCGCTGTAACTTTGCTATAATGAGATTCAATCATAGACGTACTGGTGCCCATCTGTCGCGCAAGTAGGTGCATCGGCACGCCCTCTAATAGTTTACGTGTAGCAAACGAGTGTCGTAGACTATATAAGCTATAGCGTTTACCTCGTTTATCTCTTAACAAGTCAATAGTCTTTAACAATAGCTCGAATGCGCCATGTAAATCTTTAGGTGTAGTGCCATCACTTAAAACAAACACGTACTCACTGTCAGATACATTGCGATCTTTTAGTCTATTTAAATAGCGACGCAACCGATTGCCAGCAACCAACTCACGCTCACCAGTCTTTCCGTTTACAGTGATGGCATAGTACGTGCGTCCATCTTTATAAAAAGTGTCAATATCCGTATAACGCAGATTAATTAATTCAGTGCCCGGTCTACATCCAGTTAAAATTACAAAGTGAACGTAGTCGCGCAATAGCTGCCGTATTTCAGTTGTCCGTTGTTTGCGGCCTGTCTTTTCATAAGTTCGCAAAGCAGTGATTACAAGCTTAATTTCAGTGGGTGTAAAAGCAGGTCGTTTGGCACTATTTTTCATACACAATCCTCTATGGTCTGTTGCGTGTATGTTATAATGCTGAAATTGCGTACAAAGTGCGACCGCCCGCAAAACTTTATACGACTTTATATGTGATTTAGCCCATACAAAAAGCAAGGGTATTAAGCTGAGAGAGTTGTAACTATTTGAATCTACTGCTAAAAGATGGTGCCGAGAAGAGGACTTGAACCTCCACGGGCCTAAGCCCACTAGCACCTGAAGACAGTGAGCTTAAATAACACCTTTAAATTCAATTAGTTACAATCATAAAACCGCACTTTATATATTCTTTATATATTTTAGATCGTAAGCAGCCCACATCAGCCATACACTCGCTACACTTTCAATTAACGATGCGAGGATACAATGGCAAAGATATTACAAGTACACAACATAGACACAAACCTATCTGTTTACAAACAAGATAACAGTACAAGGTACTACGCTCGATTTAAATTAGATAACGAATGGTACTACAAAGCAACTGGTGAAACTGTTATTGATAAAGCTATAACAAAAGCTATTCGGTTACAAACCGAATACAACATTATGATAAGCAATAATATGCCCATTCATACGCTGCGACATAGCAAGAAACACGCATTTAAAACTATAGCAGAACAAGCTATTACACGTATTGAAGATGCGATTACAAATGGCACCGGCAAACCAAGCTATCCATCATACATCTCTATCATTAAGCAATATTATATTCCGTACTTTAAAATGATGAATATACGCAAAGCTGTAACAGCCGAAATACTACAAGAGTTGGAACCCTATATAACAAAGCAGTTAGGACGAATCCCATTTAAATCTACAATGAATACTTATAACACCGCGCTATCTCGTGTTATTGATGAAGCTGTTATCCGAAAACTGATTACACCATCCGAGGTGCCTGTACTACAAAACAATGGTCATAGTGGTGAACGACGTGGATCGTTTACACGTGCCGAGTACAAACTGATCGTTCACGAAGCTTGGGATCGCATTTCTGAATCACGCAAGCAGGTCACGTTTGATATACGTACGGACTTATATTATTACATACAGCTTGTAGCACTAACTGGGATTCGTCCAGGTACTGAAGTTGAGGGGCTAACGTGGGGTGACATTCATATGCGTGAGATTGATGGCGGCGTCTATAATACTATTACAGTCAGGAGTGGCAAGACAACTAAACACACTGGTACACGAGAGATAGTTGCGAAAAACGAGATACTTACAGTGATAGCCGACCTAATGGCAAAAGCAGAAAACACTGAAAAGGATACACCAATCTTCATAAAGACAAATGAGTACAGTGGCAACTTCCGAAAAATATTAAATAAATTAAATTTAAAGCGAGATGCGCATGGTGATAGGACGTTATATAGTTTGCGACACAGTTACATCACTTGGGAGTTGCAACGCGGCACCGCAATAGCCGCAATCGCTACGCAATGCGGCAACAGTGCCGAAATAATTGAGCGCCATTATAGTCACATCATTGCCAGCGACTTTGCGAAGCAGCTAAGCAGATAATTTACCAAAATCCATAATTTTAAACTACAGTTAGGGACGTGCAATCAAGCATTATAAAAATTCATGGAGATACCAATGATCAACATCAATATATTCAAGGCTAAAGTACAGGCTATAAGCAAGATAAATCGCACCAAAGTGGTTAGCATCGAAGAAGCACGACAGAAAGTCGTTGATAAGCTCGAAGCAAACTCAAAATTCATAACAGAAGGGGAAGGTGAGGTAGACGCTGTATTTGCTGTCAATGATGGCAGCTACACTATCGGTGCGAAGTACGGCAACAGATGGTTGCCAGATCTATTTGGCGAAGGAAAGAACTATATAACTGGCATTACAAAGGACGAAGTGCCAGAGGTTGTCTCGGACATAAAATCTGCCATCATAAAAGGTGACGCCGATGAATCTATCAGAAAAGTTATGAGCAACGGCAGACGCAGAAAAGTCGCATAATTTATGGCAAGGGGTGCGAAAAAGTATGGTTTTTGGCTTATATAAATCAATGACTTAGCACCCCTTTTTCGCAGTTTTTGCGCCTCTCAGCTACTATGACGTATTCCCCCGCTTAACCCCGCTAAAACACCTCTTAAATAATTTTCGGATAACTTACCCCTGTGGATAAGTCTCGTTTTAGCACTACTATATAGTAGTTGATGAAATAAGACCCCAATTACAATTATCCCATTGATTTATTGAATTAATTACTCACTTCTGCGGATTAATTACTTACCCCTGTGGATAAGTCTCGTTTTAGCACTACTATATAGTAGTTGATGAAATAAGACCCCAATTACAATTACCCATTGATTTATTGAATTAATTACTCACTTCTGCGGATTTGGATAAACTTAAATCATATTACTGTCTCGTTATGATAAATAACTGTAGCACTTAATTAATTGCTGTTATTGGCTCTCACAATGTGTTCATAATATATTCACCAATAACAGCAATTAATTAAGTGCGTAAGTCGCCTGAGAAACGACTATAAACAAGGAATTATATTATGAACCAAATTACAGCATTCACAAATCACGCCCAACGCTTACTCATACGCGATTACCCGGAACTAACAGAAAAACATCGTACTAAAATAATAGCTAGATACATTAAAGCGGTAACGACAGAGATAAACTCGAAGTTATGCCAATTTATGTTAGACAATGATCATTACATAGTAAGCACTTATACCATAAATCAACACAGTAGAAGCACCATAAATGGTAAACAAGTCTGTATGCATAAATGGTTTACAGATAACTGTCCACTAATGCAGATAGTGAATTTAGGCAGTAATATAAAGAAGCAGTACACAGAGATTAAAATGACCTACCACCTAGAGATTATGATAGATGCTATATACGCAGAGCTATTAACCAAATCAGATTTAACTGATGATGAAAGAAATGAATACGCAGCGCAATTATACACACCTGAGTTTTATAGCATTATAGGAAATGATACTAATGAAGTTGCTTATACGCCAATTGACGTTGATTCGTTACACGCATATATAATTTATATTAGTAACCAAATTACACAAGTTCAGTACGCATCCAAAGGGATAAACACACTAAAACGCAGGCTTAAAGAAGCAAAGCGGATTTATAGCATTGCGCGAGTGTTTAATGGGCAACTGCCGCTGATAATTAATAACAGTGAGTTTGGTCGCAAGTACTACAGAGGGCCAAACTTACAGTCGGTGAGTAAGTCAGTACGACACGCGGCGTTAGGCAGGTGCATTGAATATGACATTGAAAACTCAGTTTATGCGTGGCGTTACACAGAGACTATGCGCATATCAACTGATGCAGGTGTAGAGATAGCACTGCCTGCGACGTTAACCTATTTAGAGCGTAAATCTGCTATTCGGGAAGAGATAGCACTACATACATTCGAAGACTCGCAGCACTCAACTGAAAGCGCAGTGAAAATAATTAAAGAGGCATTTACAGCTATTGGGTTCGGCGCACAAGGCTCAACAAAGACAGCCGTATGGTACATTAACGGCGAAAAGAAAACGCAATCACTTAACGCAATCATATACAGCCCAAAACATAGAAAACTATTTCTTGAGCATCCATTCGTTTTACAGTTTATAGAAGAGCAGAAAGTGATCAGTAGCATTATATTTGAGTTTCATAGCAAAGACGCCAAGCTTACAAAGATGAAGTGCCTACAAACAGAAGCAGGTAAGTTAAGCAAGCCCAAGACATTAGCATACTTCTATCAGCAACAAGAACGAGTGCTATTAGATACAGCAGTACAACAACTAGACGCAGGCAATATACTACTAACAGTACACGATGCGTTTTATATTAAAAATGCAGATGCCGAAGGAATCAAGGCTGCGAAGCACGAGCTAAAGCAGTACAACAAAGAGCTTGATTTGGGCAAAGTTACACATACAGCAAATCAAGTCACAATGCAGCCTCAGGCAGATATTGATAAAGCATCACATCTGCATCGCATCACCCAGGAAAAGCGCAACGCAAAAGAATACATTCCTGACAGTCCACTAGTTAAATTACGTATTAAAACCGACAAGATAGTAAGCGTTGAATCAATGTTGTATGAACACGGCAAGCAAGCAGCTGATACAACTTATATAACACAGATTAAAGACCAGATACGCAAAGATGAGTCAATCAACACAACTCGTGCCGACATAACTAAAATATTAAAGGAACGCAAATCGCAACGACAGTAAATGATAAATAACATAGTGAGACACGTCATGTTATAACCTCTCTGTTAATTGTTTGTCTCACAGCCCAACTCGCTCCCCAGCAGTTGGGCTTTTTTTTGGATAAAAATCCTCCAAAAGGTAAAAATTAGGAAAGTTTGATAAATAACTATAACAGAGAGGAACAATAATATGAAACACGTACAAAGAAACCAAATACGCAGACGCCAGACAGATCACGGAACAACATACGTTATGGGCGAGCAAGTCCGCAGTGAGATGATCGCACTCACTGCTCAATTAAAAGAGCTGGTCCAAACCAATCAGCTACCGACTAAATGGAATAAGAACGATAAAGACGCACTCGAGACAATGGATCACTGGTTAGCAGATGATCGAGATTTTAGCGATAAACAAATGGTTAAATTCTTTCGAATGCTACATAAGTTCGGTTTGCCAGATAACTTCAATGGATTAGCAAAGCAACTTGATTGGGAAATTGGCCGAAATATAAATCGCAGCGAAATGTATAACATTATGCAAGAGCGCAGAGACAACGATCGGTTAGCCAAAGTTGAAGGTGATCGCAATCTCGAAGTTCGATCACTCGCAACATCAACATACAATAGCTTATTCGAATAGGTCAATTTTGCCGAAATGGTCGTCCGATACCGATTATGAGCGTAATATAAATATATAAATACATAACACTTAACTATAACACAAGAGAGAGATAAAATGAATAAAATATTATTAGGAATAACACTAGCTATATTATTACAGGGCTGTAGTTCAGACGATGAATCAGTCTATATTGACCCATACGAATATAGTGACCCTTTCGCATTCGATGAATTTGGTAATGATGATAAAGATGACTTTGGCATCATCTTCACACCATCAACAGGACCAAGAACAATCGAAAACATTACCCCGAATATAACCCCAGGCACAGTGCCACTAGGTGATTATGGCGAGGTGATTCTGTCATGCGGAACAATTCACACCGATCCAGTAGTTGTACAGTACACAATGAATCTACAATACGTTTGCGAAATAAATTATCGCGCAAAACAAGATATTAGATACGATGATTATGATCCAAGCATAGACGACTTTCTCGAGTACAAAGTTACAGTACACGCGTCAAGAATTAATGGTGTACTTCATAGCAACACGACTCGTATTACACTACCAAGCGGCACGTTCGCAGTAAACATAAAGCTGAGCGTAGAGGAGTTGTATAACGGCTCATACCAATACATTTACGGGCAACAAAGCAGAAAACAATTTTCGGTAATTGGCGGAACGCTTACAGAAATACAACTTTAAAGTAGGTCGCCCGATCCAAGATATGATCATAAGCTGTACGCTCAATAACAGAGGAGCGTACAGTGCTAAACAAATTCATAAACAAAGTCCAATTATCCGTATTACATAATTACACCGAAGAATCCGAAGAGTCACAATTCTTCATTGATAAAATCCAAGAAATAACCAATTGCATTAACAAAATGCCAGTTACATACGAAACAGAAGAATTACAAGATCCGATTGTGTACTTGCATTATTTTCATTCAGTAGGTGATGCGTACATTACAGAAAGAGATATACACCCTGAGCAGAACCAAGCCTTTGGATACATTAATATAGGAATGGGAGGCGAGCTTGGATACATTAGTATAAAAGATTTAATACAGAACGGATTTGAACTTGATTTATACTTTACCCAAAGGAACCTCAGTACAATAATAGGAGAACACAATGACGAAAGTTGAACAAGCAACAGCTATATTAACCAAAGCCCGTAAAGCAAATAACGATATAACCCGAAAGGAAGTTATTGCTCTTATAGTTAAACGAATGAAGTGCAGCCCACAAAGAGCCGGGGGTCACTATCAAGCAGCAGCACGTATAAAAAAATAAATAAATCCCTTTCATTTTCTTCTTTTGGACTAAACTAATATTTGAATCCACAGGGAGAACCTATGACTGAATTTAATTACAGCCTTTCATTTACATTTATGGATAATGAAAAAGCCAAAGACTTTGATGCACGCATTGTCCTCGAAGATAGTAATGATACATGGTGCTTTGGTAATGGTGTTGAAATAAGCATATTCAATGAGAATAATTATGTTGAGGATAGCATTAGATCCTTAAAATCTGTAGTCCGTACGTTACAAAATGATCCGCTAACGCATGTTACAAGTTTATCTATAACCATTAGGATACATTGCTCAGACAAGATAACTAAGCAATTTGGGCTTTTACTGCCAGCTTCAACCGCAGAAGTTGTACTAACAAAAGTGCTAACGGATATGCTCAGCATTAGGACATACCTCCCTGAACTAATAACCTTCGCGGACAAGATAAAAGAATACGATTAACTCTACAACACAACCGTAACCCTACAAGCAGCTTTATAGCTGCTTTTTCTTTGGAGAACGTTAAACCCTCTTTATTTAGTTTATTGATAAATAAATATAACAGAGGAACAATAATGAACAAAGAAGAAAAAGCAAAAGCCAACCGAAGGGAATGGTACAACAATAACAAAGATAAGATGAAAGCCTATAGTGATAAATGGTTAAGCGATCCAGAGAACCGAGCAAAACGAACTGCTTATATGAAGGAATACGCAGAAAAGAATAAAGAGAAAAGAAAAGAGTCTAATAAAATATACGCTCAGAAGAACCGTGAAATGCTTACAAAGAAACATTATGAGTACGTACAAAAGAATATAGAGGCAGTACGAACTTATCAACGCATCTACCACCAGAAACGTAGACTCAGACTAAAAGCCGAACAAGCATATAGTGAGCTTATGACAATGATTGATGAACTATCACCAGCATTAACACCGGTTGAGATAAACACTATTACATCAGCATTAACAGAGTACGTAGACAACAATATACATAGGAATACAGTACGACAACTAATGCGAGGCGCTAGTACTATTACAGATGCGCTAACAACGGATTTTTAAATGGATTTTTAAATGGATCACAACATAACGGATCACAACATAACGGGCGAGCTTACGGACGAGCTTACGGACGAGCTTAATATAGCAATAGCACAATTAAAAGTAGTTGTAGACGAAAGAAAATCACTCTCCGAAAGGGTACAAAATCTACAGTCTATGGTTGATACAATGGCGAAGAATGAAGAAGCAAATAGAGTCGTAGACAAGATACGCTGTCGTAGGAACGCATTCATAACCATTGTTACAAGCGCGGTTTTCCTGGCACTATTTGCTGTTGTATGATCAATATTACAGATTGATAACTGTTATATAACTATTAGTGCAATGGGTAGGTGATGGATTACGAGATGCCAGTACAATGGATTGTAATGAGGTGCGTTGAAGGTCGATGCCATTGTACTGGCATCAGAGCGGAATTGATTATTAGTCCAGGGCCGGAATGGTGATGGATATGGTTATGGTGATGGTGATGGTGATGGTGACGAATCTGACACCAAATTTCAGCCTCCACCACCCGCCCAAAGATAGACTCAAAGCCCAGCACAATGGCAATCCACCCGCAATCACCACCCGCAATCACCACCCAGAGATAGACCCACTCACCTTGTCAACCATTTAGAGCATACCCGTCATAACTCGCATATAAGCAACGATCATAACAACAAGCAGCCTACGTACAGAGACACTGTTATATAGCTGTAAGACGCTTATATATTCAATGATCAAAGACTTACAGCACTATAAGTCACCATTCAGATCAGCCTCACCATAACCCAGCATAACTCACTGTAAGTACTGCGAATACCGTCTTGACACAATAATACTGTAATGAACTGTGCGTACACGGTGAATAACAGTGAATAACAGCCGGATCCAAACTATCGCCCGGCGATCAGAGATATAACACAAGAATGGCGGTTATAGCCGGTTATTCATATAAAACCAAAGTCTGCCCGCGCAGATCAGAGATGAACGTAGGAATGGCATCACAGCCGTTCTTATAGAGAAAACCAAAGTCTGCCCGCACAGATCCGAGATATAACACAAGAATGGCGGTTATAGCCGGTTATTCATATAAAACCAAAGTCTGCCCGCACAGATCCGAGATGAAACACCACATAACACCGTGATTCACCGTGATTCACCGTCATATACACGGTTAAATCTATTTAATACATTTTAATACATTGATTTGCTAAATAACTATGAATAACACAGGAGAGCGTCAATGGTCACTAAAGCAGACCCAATCACTGGCAAACGTCAGAAGACCGGCGGTAGATTACCCGGCCAGAAGAACCGTCACAACCGTATAAGCAAAGAGGTAAAGGAATTGATCCTAGACCGTGAGTACTTACGCATTGAGCAATTCCTCGATAAGAATATGACACCCCTCACTTATCTCTTCAACGTATTCAACGATACCCGTAGGCATACAGATGATCGTATTAAAGCAGCAATAGCCTCACTTCCGTACGTTCATGGTAAGAAACCCGCGCAAATGGAATTGAGTGGCCGAGATGGTAAGGATCTTAACCTCGGCAATGATAGAGCGCTACGTACGCTGGATGGGCTGCTATTCGACGCTATTAAGCAGATTGATGCGGATGATGAGTTAAGCAACGCAGAGGATAGCAACGTCTTACACGATAAGTTCGAAGCGGATAGCAGCATAACAACTGAGTACGCAGAGATTACAGAGACGGATACACAGAGAGCAGAGGCAGTACTACAGCAGGTAAAAGATAGCAAATAACCTATGACTACAGACCATCCACATAAGTCAAAGCCACTGTCAGAGACCGAGATAGCACGGTGCGACATAGCCGAGGCCGAGCCTAGCAATCCTATAACAGTACAAGCACTCGAGGCGCATATTAATTTGATAGTTCAATGGATACAAGATGAATCAGCTTAGTAAGCTAGAGGAATTACAGCTACTACCGCCGGATCAACGCAAGACATTCCTCAGTCACCTCGACAATAACACTGCTGAAGACTTATTGTTTGACATTAAATTTAAAGGAAGGCCGAAGCAGCAATACCCAGTCGGTAATTGGGATACGTGGATGATACTTGCGGGGCGTGGGTTCGGTAAGACATTCACTGGCAGTAATACAGTCAACAACTGGGCCTTAAATGATCCAGGTTGTACTATCGCCATCGTTGTAGAGACAGCAAAGGATATTACACGGGTACTCATAGAGGGCAATGGAGGGATACTAAAACAGAGCAATCCAAACTTCACGCCAGTCTTCATAAGCGGGGTAAAGAACTATTTTAAATACCCGAATGGAAGCCTAGCTCTCGTATATAACGGAAGTGAGCCAGATCAATTGCGTGGCCCGGAACATCATTATGCTTGGGTAGATGAATTAGCCAAGATGCGCTACCAGCAAGAAGTATGGGATATGCTGCTTATGGGGATGCGATTGGGTGATCATCCAAAGGTGTTAGTCACAACAACCCCAAAGCCGACAATACTAATTAAAAGTCTATACAAAGATCCTGATACAGTCGTTACAGAGGGCAGTACTTACGAAAACAGTTCGAACCTACCTGATTCATACTTGGCGCAGCTCAAGAAGAAATATGATGGTACGAGACTGGGTCAACAAGAGCTATACGCAAAGATACTTGACGACAATCCAAATGCCTTATTTAAATCGGCGGATATAGAGTTAACTCGTATTACAGCAAGCAGTAGACAACGCAAACTGTTAATTGAGAGTCTCGATAGGGTAGTCGTAGCAGTTGATCCGGCTGTAAGTGCTAACGAAAACAGTGATGAGACTGGCATTATAGTAGCAGGAAGGAAGGGTGACAATGGATACATCATAGCAGATGGGTCATTGAAGGGCACGCCGAACGAATGGGCCGCTGCTGCCGTTCACTTATACAAGCTAAACACCGCCGACAGGATAGTAGCAGAGAAGAACCAAGGGGGATTGATGGTAGAGTCAACCATCCGCACTGTAGATAAATTCCTACCCATCACCCTCATACACGCTTCCAAAGGCAAAGCATCACGAGCAGAACCCATAGCGGCCCTATACGAGCAGCACCGTGTCCACCACGTTGGATTATTCGTTGACCTTGAGGAACAGATGGTTTCGTTCGATCCATCACTCGGCAATAAACAAAAGTCACCAGACAGACTCGACGCACTCGTATACGCATTGGCAGAGTTGTTTGAAAACGATAAGGAAGAGGCCTTCATATGGGCTATGTAAGGAATCGTAGTCATAAATAACTAAAAGGAATTAACACTTATGAAATTTAACCCATTCAATCTGTTTGGCGAGACTAAAGAAACTATTGACGCACCAGTCACATATTCACGCTTATTCGAGCAAACAACCGCCGCATGGACAAGCCGCAATTATAATGGATTCGCGGTAGAGGGTTATAAGAAGAACGTCATCGCTCACAGATGTATTCGCGAAATAGCAGATAACCTAAGTAGCATCACCTGGGTCGTCACTGACAAGAAAGGTGAGGCATATACAGAGCATCCGCTACTTACATTATTGAATCGCCCGAACCCGATGCAGGGCAAAGCTTCATTCTTTCGATCACTTCATACTTACAAACAACTTGCAGGCAATAGTTTTATATACGGCGTGGGTAATAGCAGCGGCATCCCCGGTGAGTTATACGTACTGCCACCACAAACAATGACTATTAAACCCGGCAATCGTATGCTGCTGCCAAGTAGCTATGAATATAACCCAGGTAGCACGGTTAAGGTGTTTGACGTTGATCAGACTACTGGAATGAGTGAAATACTTCATATAAAGACAGTCAACCCACTGGATCAGTATTACGGAATGAGCCCGCTCGAAGCAGCAGCTTATAGCATTGACACTCACAATGAATCATCAGCCTGGAATATGAAGCTATTACAGAATGGCGGTCGCCCCAGTGGATTATTGAAGTTTAAGGATGGACTTACACCAGAGCAGAAAACTTTGGCGCAATCAACACTAAAGGAACACTACAGTGGCAGCAATAACGCTGGAAACGCTCTCGTACTTGGTGGTGATGTTGACTTTACAGAGATGCAACTATCCCCAAAGGATATGGATTATTTAAATGCTCGCAATACATCCGCACGTGATATAGCTATGGCATTCAGAATCCCCCCAGTACTATTGAATATTGGCAGTGATACAACATACGCAAATATGCAGGAAGCAAGACTTGCGTTATGGGAAGAAAACTTGGTGCCAGAGATTGAGTACTTGATAGATGAATTAAATAACTGGCTCGTGCCAAAGTTCGGCGATGACATTATATTAACCTACGATAAAGACGCAATACAGGCACTCGCTTACAGACGAAAGATTACACACGAGACAGTACAGAACGCAGACTTTTTAACAATCAATGAGAAACGTGCTGTATGCGGATACAGCGAAGTAATTGGCGGTGATGAAGTACTGGTGCCACTAAATTTAGTGCCTCTCGGTCAAGACATTGACGACGCTGAAGATGAGTTAGTTCAGGAACCTATTGATGAACCTACAGATGAAGGTGAAGATGAACCTACTGATGAAGATAAAGGTTTAATTACAACTTATAGCGTTGGGCCAACCAAAGTAGATGATACATCGCACTCACATAAGTTCGACGGTGACTATAAGTCTGGGTCAACACAAGATGACAGTGGTCATAGTCACACTTATGTTATTGGCGCAAATAAGACTGGCATAACGAATGGTCACAGTCATCCAATGCCAGCAATTGATTGGCTATAATGAATAATACTGCTAAACAGAGGTTACGATTACAGTACTTACAACGTTTAGGACGGTACGAACGTGGATTAAAGCAACGGGTAACGTCAGTCTTCAGAAAACAAGGAAGATCGCTACGGAATAGGTACTTGTTTACCGGCACTGTATTACACTCGGACCTTGACAAGTATTCGAGGGAGTTGCGAGTCTTATTGATGAAGTACTACAACACAGTAGGCAATGCTCTCGGGCCATCAATGGTTCATGGCATAAAAGAAGAGACACCGTTTGAAAGAGAGTTGCGGATATGGTCAATCGCAAGGGCAGCTACAGTAGTAGACGGAATTGAAGATACTACTTGGCGAGCTATTCAAGCAGTTGTACTTCAATCGCAATCTGAAGGGCTCGGCGTAGTAGCTACAGCAAATGAAATACGCAAGCAGACAGATATACTGTCAACCGCACGGGCAAAGACTATCGCGCGTACTGAATTACATATAGCAGCGAACGTGGCTGGTGGAATTGTAGCTAACGGCACGGGTCTACAAATGAAAAAGACTTGGGTCTCGGCACAAGATGATAGGACACGGTCATCACATAGATCGGCAAACGGACAAACGGTTGATATAAGCGATCCGTTCATAGTCAATGGATACAGCTTAATAAACCCTGGTGATCCGAATGGCCCTGCCTCGGAAGTTATAAATTGTAGATGCACAGTTATATATACACCAACTTAAGGAAATAATATGAATGAAATGGACATAAGCAGCATCTTTAGCATTAACGGGATTCCAGCAACTGGCCTGTCACCAGTTATTCGTATTACGGAGATTGATAGTGGTGTCACCACATTAACTGTTAATGACGCAGCTATGACCGAGATTGGGGATGGGTTTTACACATTTAACTTCGACCAAGCACAAGGATATGAATCAACGAAGAATTATTTAGTTCGTGTTGATGGTGGAAATACATTAACGGATCGCTACCAAGCTCAAGAGATTAACCCTATTGAGTCAACAATCATTAATGGTGTACTTGATGAGCCATTAAATCAACATCAGACAAATGGAAGTGTTGGTGCCTCGTTAGCCGATACATTAGCAAATACAGCAGGGTTATTAATTGATGTTGCAGATGTTGATGCCATCGTTCAGTTAACACTCAAGTACAACACCAACAGAACCAAGATTGACAACAGTGCCAAGACGTTAACAGTATACGATGATGATTGCGTCACACCATTGCGAGTGTTTGCGCTATTTGACGCAAGCAATAGCCCATCAACACAATCAATATTTGAACGCAAACCAACAGTAGCTAGTGATGGCAAGGCGGTTTGTGGATAACTTATGAATATATTAACAAAGCCAATATCCAGCACAGAAATAACTGAGCAGTACGACAAACTTACAGATGAACAATCACCAGTGTTTTATATAGGTGAAGCGGCGATTGGATCATTACCCAGTGCCGCAGCATGGCGCATAAAGCGAATAACAGTTAGTGGCTCAATAGCAACAACGGTCTGGGCAGATAGCACCGAATCATTTAACAAGATTTGGGACAACAGAACTGGATACACATACTAATGACAATAACAGTAAACGAAAGAGCTGGTCTCTATCGCATTGGGCGGTTCGTAGCAGCAACAGACACTTGGTCTACAATAGCGGTTAGCAGCGCCGGAGCAAACAACTTCGACTTTTTATCGAACGCAGCAGTCGGTGACGCAGTCGGCTTTGCCTCGCGTAATGCATACAGTATTAAATATGCAGGGATTGACTTTGATATTAGCACCGCCCTCACAGCATCTACTATTGAAGGTGTTTGGGAATATGCGGTGTTTGACGCGACAGTAAACACCAATTACGGCATACGATGGGAGCCACTTGAGTATGTAGTTGATGACACAAATAAATTCCAGAATACAGGCGCAAATACGGTAACTTGGCTCATCCCCCAGGACTGGCACAATTACACCAACTGGTCATCAGGTCACAATGGTAGCGGTGGGTATTATGAATGGTGTGTACGGTTCAGAGTGACGGCAGTGAGTGGAATGACAGATGGTGGCACCCATTCAGGTACTCGTGCCAAAGTTATTCGTTATGGCATTTCGGTTAAGAATCAAGACTCAACCCTCGATGATATTTACGATGGTGACCAGATCGGAACGTACGAGTTAACCAGCCGCACGGCCACCGCTGTAGATAGTGCCGCGGTGCCGAACAGGTTTTTTATGAATGGCCGTACTGTCTCGCTATCACCCAACAGGCAAATAGCACTGGATGTTACAGCATTTACAGGATTTACAAGCGTTACAATAGCGATAGCTGGATTGGATTTATTCGGCACCGCCCAATCAGAAAGCATTACAGTTAGCGCAGCATCATCGGTTAATTTAACGAACGATTACAGTCAGATTTATACAACAGAAGTGACCGCAGTTACAGGCAGTGGCAGTATTGACTTTGCGTTAATACAAACGTGCTGGGGATTCATTACAAAATATGGGGCGAATCAATTTACGTTCGACGTTAGTTTATATACATCAGGAACTGGCACATTAACAATTAAAAACAAACACGTATTATTTACAAAAAACACATCAATACACGTTAGATCCCCAATTGAGTACGGTGAGCTATACGGTGATAAAGGAATAAATGGAAATAGCATAATATTCGAACTTGAAGATGCTGACTACATCGGCATCAGTGTTGGATATTCTGACGCTGTCTTTTGCGACACAGTATTTAAATGCCTCAACTTAAATACAGGGATTCACATTCACGGGTTTTGGGGTGGTGGAATTGGGCAGGATGTGAGACAAGTATTAGCAGGTGTTACATTACAAGGATTCAGAAATACATCATTTACAAATAAAGTAAACATCGTAGCAGATACAAAAGTCGTTGGAACCCACAATGAAGGAAATGGGTGTATTCAACTCAACAATACTTACGTCGCAAACTCTATAGGAATACGCTCATCGTACAACCGTCCAGGAGCAACACTCCATAAACTTGATTTTACAGGCATAACTGGCCCGTGCGTACAACCATGGCAGTCGGATAGAGCTGCTGGATGGATAGAGACTTATTGTGATTGTAATTGGGGAACTAAAACCGACGCACTAAAAATACAGTTCAGGAATCAGAATATGGTCAATTTGGATGCTGTAGTGTACGAAGCTTATAGTGTTATGTTACATGCGACTGATAAGAATGGCGTTCCAGTAGCAAACGCAACCCTCACTATAACTGATGGTAATAGCAATACTGTAGGAACCTATACAAGCAATGTTGATGGATACTTCGGTGTGTATTCAGGACAACCAACTTCAGTTGTTGATGCTGATAGTATTTTTGATACGACTAAATCGTTTGCTACCGAAGAATTATGGCACGGATTAATTCATTTTACATCCGGGGAAAATGCTGGCAATCGTCATATTATATATAAAGACCACACCGCAACAGAAATTACATTCGCACCCAGAATGGTTACACTCGCTGACACATCATCACAATATATAATTGTACCGATTATAAATGTAAAAGAGTACGCCCATTCATCAGTTACACCAAACACATACAATTATGGTGATGTTACAGACAGCAATCCGTACACATTTACTATCACTGCAGATGGATATGAGACTCATACAGTGACTCAAGTCGTCGACTCTGCTATTGACGCAGGCGTTAAATTGGCAAGTTCGACTGCTATTGAATTAACTACAAGCACAATCATCCATAAGATTGATGAAGATAAAGTGATTTTATTATGATGACATTCGGGCTAGGTGGAAACGCGACAGAAATGATCGCCAGTAAATTCGGACTCAATGGGTTGACTATTACAGCAGAGATACTGCCACCAATGGGTGGGGGCAGCGGCATTCCGTTTGCGCTGCCGTTAAATGATCCGATTCAGACTGTAAGAATAACAGTTATGTACAAAGGTAAAAGCTGGGTGCGAATATTTAAATTTAGCAGATTCGGAATACAAGCGATTATAAGTATTCGGTCAATCTTCGCAACAGTTACAACAAAGTTTACAATTGCAGTTACAAAGATGCGCAAAGCGATAAATATTATGCGATTGAAGAGATAAATAATTAAAAGGAATTTATATGAGTGATCTACAAATATTATTGGACGAAGAAACTACTTTGGTCTTTGAAGTTGAGGTACAAGGTGCGTCAACTAAAAACTTAAAGTCGAGATTCATCATTGAGACAAATGAAGGAATGGATCTATCGTTCGACGGTAAATTGGATAACACCTCGCTATCCGTGAAGATGCCCATACTTGCGTTGACACTAGAGCCAAATACTTACAAGTGCCGACTAGAGATGATACTCGAAGGTGAGAAGTTCAGTACACCTCTCGAGACAACAATTGATACTATCCTGCCAGTTAAAACACGGGTTGGGATTAAAGGAAACAAGGTTCACCAGAAGAAACAGGTTAAGGGTACAGTGATCGTTAAGGATGACGTGACCATAGAGGAAAGGATTCCAGCTGTTCCTGTTATAGATGAAGTAAAAGAAGTAAAAGAAGTAAAAGAAGTACTGCCAGAAACAAAAGTTAAAATCTACGATGAGAAGAATCAACTTGTAGAGATTGAAACAAAGAATCATCAGTTCGAGTTAAAGGCATTGGGCGATGATGGTACGTTTGAAGGATACGGTAGCATCTTTGGCAATGTTGACAGCTATGGTGACATAGTAGTTAAAGGCGCTTTTGAAAAGACGCTAAAAGAACGCAAGAACGTCAAGCTACTATGGCAGCACGATACACGTGAGCCAATTGGTGTATTTACAGAGATGTTTGAAGACACCACTGGGTTAGTTGTAAAAGGCCAAATTGCGATGGACGTACAGAAAGGCAAAGAGGCATACGCCCTGTTGAAGATGGGTGCCATAGATGGCCTCTCTATAGGATATAAAACTATCCGCAGCAAGATAGACAAAAAGAGCAATAGTAGATTGCTTACAGAATTAAAATTATTTGAAGTTTCAGTAGTCACCTTCCCCGCAAACGAAGTGTCGACTGTTACTGCCGTCAAGAGCGAAATGGATGCGTTAACAAGCGCAGACGAGATTGCCGTACTTGACTTTGTTAAATCACTTCAGACAAAAGATGCGCCGATTGATACTGATCACCCATCTACTGACGCCGATAAAAATAGTGACACGCCGATTGAAGACAATCACCTGTTACAGCAATTGATGAAGGAACTTAACGCTAAATAAGCGTCACACTAAACATAAAGGAAATATTATGACTGATACAAACAAAGTCCTCGAAGAGTTAAATCAACTTGTTCACGGCGAACTAAAATCTGTACGTAAAGATATGGATGAAGTTAAAGAGGGTTCAGCTCGATTTAACGAACTGTCTGTAAAACACGACACGATCATTGAAGACGTTGATGCGTTACACGCAAAGATGGATACAATGGCAACGGCAATGAATCGCCTAAGCACTTCAGAAGTTGAAGCCAAAGCAGATGAATCTGTAGCGGAATACAAAGCAGCATACGATACATACATCCGTACAGCTGATGCGAGTGAAATTAAAGCTCTATCTGTTGGCGTTGATGCTGATGGTGGCTTTGTTGCACCAGAAGAAATGAGTGCTCGTATACTTGAAAATATATACGAAACTTCACCAGTACGTCAAATCGCAACTATACAAAATACAGCAAACAAAGAAGTACGCTTTATTGTTGACATTGACGAAGCTGGCGCATCTTGGGGCAGTGAAGGCGGCGTTGTTGCTGAAACAACTACACCTCAGTTGAGCGAACTGGTTATTAAATGCCACAAGCTACATGCTGAACCTCACGCTACTGAAGAGATTCTTCAAGACGCAGAAGTTAATATGGAAGCTTGGCTTACAGCGAAAGTTGCTGATAAGTTTAGTCGCACAGAAAACTTGGCATTTGTTAAAGGCACAGGCGATGGTAACAACCAGCCAACTGGCTTCACAACTTATGCTGCTGGTACAGCTTACGGTCAGATCGAACAGATCACTTCCGGTACAATTGGCGCGTTTGACGCAGATGACTTGATTGATATGGTCGGGCAGTTGAAGACACCGTACTTACAAGGATCAAGTTGGGCATTTAACCGCTTAACACATCGTGATATTCGCAAGCTAAAAGATAGCAACGGCGAGTACTTGTTTGATGGTCAAGACTTAATTAACCGTACATTCCTGGGCTACAATGTAACCCTACTGGAAGATATGGATAACGTCGGAACTGGTAATTTACCAATCGCGTTCGGTGATTTTAGCAAGGCTTATACTATCGTTGATCGTGCTCAGACTAACGTATTACGTGATCCGTATACTAGCAAGGGCTTCATAAAATTTTACACTACTCGTCGAGTCGGCGGAGCAGTTACAAACTTTGAAGCAATCAAGCTTTTAACAATAGCGTAACCGTTACACAGCAGTACAGAAAAAGCATCCTTCGGGGTGCTTTTTTTTGGGCTAAATACAGTATGAAGATAACCATAACTCTCAATGCCGCACCGGATTTAGTCTTTGCCGTGCCTAGTAATATTGCGAATGAACTTGTCGAAAGAGGTTTAGCAAAGATCCGCAATGATAAATATTTAACAGCCGTTGAAGGCCCAGAGGAAATAAAATGCAAATAACCAGAACTTCGGAGCCGGCAGTTGAGCCAGTTTCGTTAACAGAATTAAAAGATCACTTGCGAATAGAGACAGCAGATGATGACACTTATTTAAATCAACTTATAACGGTCGCCCGCGCAAGTTGCGAGACTTATACATCACGATCACTCATAACACAAGAGTGGACGATGCTTATGACAAACTATCCAGCCAAACAGTACATTCCGCTCGGATACGGGCCGATCCAATCAATAACGTCAATAACATCGTACTTGGCGGATGGCACCACAGAGGTTATGGATAACACAACGTACTATTTAACCGACACTAATATGAATGGCAAAGCGGCACTAAATTATAACGAATCCTGGGATTCATACACTATGCGCCCAATCAATAACGTTGAGGTTGTATTTGTCGGTGGTTATGGACTTACAGGGGCAGAGGTGCCAGCACCATTGCGTCAAGGAATCATAGCTTATGCGGCGTATATGTATGAGTGCAATGATACAGAATCCGAGATGCCGGATGTAGTTAAATCGTTATGGTCACCATACAGAATTATAGTGTTGTAAATTATGAAAAAGTGTATTAAATCAAGAGACTTAAATAGCAGAATAACATTCGAGAATGAAGTTAAAGTTAGTGATGGCATCGGTGGCAGCACAACAAGCTGGGCACTGTATGCTAATAGATGGGCGAAAGTTGTAGCTGTTAGCGGATCACAGAAGTGGCGCGCAGATAGACTCGAAACAAACGTTAGTCATCTCATTACAATACGTTATGACGCTGCTGTACACGACGAGATGCGAATAGTGTTTGACAGCCGAGAGTTTTCGATCATTTATATAATTAACAAGGATGAAGGCCAGAAAAGATATATGGAGATTCATTGCGTTGAAGGCGGCGTTCAATGAGTGTAACCATAACCGGCATTAAAAAGCTCGAAAGAAAGCTAAAGAAGTTAGTTAAAGATTCAGAACAAGAATTGATCACTGCGTTAACTACGTCAGCATTGGTTGTAGAGGGTGCCGCAAAGACAAAGATTCAACGTGGCGTAGCAACTGGCCGCGTCTACACAAGAAACGGTGTCACTCATCAAGCTTCGGCGCCAGGACAACCGCCCGCAACAGATACTGGTGCGTTAGCATCATCTATTACACATAACGTTGACAAACAGCAGATGACAGCAGAGATAGGGTCGAACCTCGTATACGCAACACACCTCGAATTTGGCACAATCAATATGCAAGCAAGGCCATTTATGACACCGGCCTATCAAGAGAGCAAGGCTAAAATAGCCAAGGAATTTAAAAAGGCGATCAACGACGCTATAAAGAAAGGAATTAAATAATGGACGCACAACTCGCAGTACAGACAGGAATATATTCAGCACTAACAGGTGACGCCCCGCTTATGGCTCTCGTAACTGGCATATACGACATAGTGCCAGAAAAACAAGTATTCCCCTTCATAACTATAGGGGAGATGACACAGGTAGATGATAGCACAGCATCAGTCAGCGGAATGGATTTAACACTTATGATTCATATTTGGGATCAGGACTTGAGTCGCTATAAATTAAAAGAGATAGCCGGTGAGATTTATCGTGTATTACACAATCAAAACTGGGCAATAGCAGGAATGAATTTAGTCAATTGCAGGTTCGAATTTAGTGACGTACTGGGTGATCCAGATGGCAGAACGCAGCACTGCTTACAACGTTTTAGGATCATAACAGATCAAGTATAGTCATAAATAACGTTACAAACTACTTAGGCAACTAAGTCACTTAGTCAGACTAAGTAAACAAATATATAAGGAAGAAAATTATGGCAGCACAAAAAGGATCATTATTCTTAGTCGGCATCGGTGATGGCGGCGGACCAGAAGCATTTACAAACATCGGTTCAGCCCGGTCAACATCAATGAGTCTCAACAACGAGACAGTTGACGTTACAGCTAAAGACAGCAGCGGATGGCGTGAGCTATTGGCAGGCGCAGGTGTTACATCTATGAGCATCTCGCTCAGTGGCGTATTTAAAGATTCGGCTGGTGAAGAAGCAGTTCGGTTAGCAGCATTTAACAGCTCTATCGACAACTGGGAACTATCTTCAGGCAATGGTGACACATTCCTCGGCGCATTCCAAATTACATCATACGAACGTACTGGCGAATATAACGGCGAAGAAACTTTTAGTGTTTCACTCGAAAGTGCAGGCGTTGTTGTAGCTACATTAGCATAAGTGATTTGACAGCAGCGGTTATTGATCGCTGCTGTCGTTGAGAGGAATTATGAATAAATTTAGGAATGAAGTACAACACGATTTAAATGATAATACGTATAAGCTACGTGGTACATTTGACGTACTTGTAAAGCTCGAAACTGAGCTTGGGATGAGCGTGCCGATGATGGTAGAGTCATTAGCAACTGTCGGGCTTACACTATCTCAGTCGGCAGCTATATTAAAATATGGGCTTATTGGCTCAGGCAGCAATAAAGAGATTGAGGTTATAAAGGAAGATATAATGGAAGGTGGCGTTACACGAGCCGCATACGTTTGTTCCGAATTTCTGTCTTCAGTACTTTGGGGTGGCAACGCCCAGGCTAAAAAAAAGATAGCAATGAAGAAGATGAACCAAAAGGCATAACCGATTATATTCCGAACCTTATTGGATTTGCAATCGGCGTACTTCATCTACCACCAGAAGTGTTCTGGAATATGACGGTTGCGGAATGGAACCTTTCATACGAATATATAAATCCAGACACCGAACTTAACTCAGATACAACGGATCAATTTATTCCGTTTAGCAAAGAGGAACAGGAAGTGCTTGACAATATTCAGGAAGATATATGGCAAAGGCAATACAAGAAGTAGTTGTTAAATTAGTCGCAGACACCAAAGGGCTAAATCAGGGGTTAACCAAAGCCACTCGGACAACTAAAAACTTCGGTAAAAAAGCTGCGAACGACATGCAGTACTTCAAGAAGAGCATCATAAGCGCAAAGGCTGCTCTCATTGGATCAGCTGGCATAGTTATAGCACTTGGATTAGCCGCAACTAAATTCGCAGCAATGGGCGCTGCCGCAATAATGGCTGGTGATGAGATAGGTAAAATGTCCAGCAAATTGGGCATCACCGCAGAAGAACTTCAGGAATACCAGATCGTTGCAGACGCAGCAGGTGTCTCGACAGAAACATTCAATATGGCCTTCCAGAGATTTACACGCCGAGTAGGTGAAGTAAAGAATGGTACAGGCGAACTAAAGACTACTTTCGAAGCACTTGATATTTCTGTCAGAGATGCAAACGGCAACTTCAGATCAACAACAGACTTATTCAGAGAGTTTGGCACAAAGATAGCCGACGTTGATGACGTGTCGCAACAATTAGCATTCACTATGAAAGGCATGGATAGTGAAGGTGTTGCGTTGATCAATATGTTTAAGCTCTCTATCAAGGAACAAGATGAGTTGATAGCCAAAGCGAAAGAATATGGTGCTGTCATCTCAAATGAAGTTATTGCGAGTATGGAAGAATACTCGACCGAACTTGGATTGATAAACAAAGGTACGAAAGCACTGTCTCTTGAGACAGACGCAGCACTTGCAGGATGGACACTTAAATGGGCATCACTTAAAAATGAGGCAATTAAATATTTTAACGTGTTAGCAGTTGGGATGGGCGCAGACAATAATATTAAAACCGCAACTCATAAACTTAAACTACTGGAAGATCAATTACAGAACCTTAAAGATAAAGCCGATGATGAATCGTGGCTGAGTAGTATGACTGGGTTTGGCGCGAGCCAGATGAAGCGTATGACCGCGTCGGTAGCAGATGCAAGACTAGAGCTAGAGTTATTACAAGCGGTTGCAGAAGAGACAGCCAATAACAAGCAAGTCGATCCAGAGGCGCCATCTGCAACTAAACCCCAACTGGATGCCACGGCAACGCTTACGTATTATGAGAAGTTGGAGCAGGCAGCAAGAGATTATACAGCCGAAGTTGAGAACGCTTGGGAAGCAACAGAGCAGGCTGATATAGCATTCCAGAATGGCACAATAACAGCAGAAGAGTACGCACGTATACAAGAAGATATTAACAAAGTATTGCTGGAAAACGTAGAGGCTACTGACGCACTTGCTGAATCAACAACTGAAGTAGCTGCTGTAACTCGCACCGCATCACAGACAATGGCCGACAACTGGATGGATTCAACGGCACGTATGGATGATGCATTTGCAAGCGCAATGAGCAATTCAGCAGACGCACTTACAGACTTTGTAATGACAGGCAAGTTGAGCTTTGCGGATTTAGCAAACTCTATCATAGCAGACTTAATACGGATACAGATACGTCAACAGATAGTCGGAATGTTAGGTGCCGGGCTCGGCAACATCAGTACAGCATCACAGTTCGGAACCAATGTTGGGTCGCAGCAAACATCAATGATACAGGCACAGAACGCAGGGTTTGCGGGTGGTGGACGAGTCCAGCCTCATAGCTTACAGATGGTCGGCGAACGCGGGCCAGAGTTATTGCGAATGGGCGCATCCGGTGGCAGTGTCGTTAACAACAGTGACGCATCGGGCAGTGGCAGTATTCCAGTTACAGTGAGTATAAAGAATGAAGGCACAGCACAAACACCATCATCCGCAACAGCATCTATGAAACCAGATGGGTTAGTTGTAGAGGTTGTACTGAATGACTTGCGACGTGATGGTCCAATCTCACAAGGGATGAAAAAGACATTTAGAGTGTCTCGATAAATAATATTATGGCTATCACATCCTTTCAGTTCACAAAGATCCTTACAGGCGCTTATACACAAACACCAGTTGACGCAACTCGTCGCACAGAGATGAGTGATGGTGTCGCTAAGCAAGCTACACGATTTAACAAATCATATATAAATCATAAAATGAGTTATTTAATGACTGCTGCTGAGTTTGCGTCATTTAAAACGTGGTGGACTGGGTCAAGTGGTTATGGCGCATTAGCATTTAACTTTGCGAACCCAACGACAAATACAACCGTAGATGGTCGCATTCCAGATGGCTTATATACAGCAACACCAAACGACAGTGAATGGTTGTATTGGGTCGTGGATATTACAGTCGAGACTTTGGAATGAGCGTTACGACATTTATATATGCGCTATATGATCCGCGCGACCCAGAGCAATACAGATACATCGGCAAAGCAAACGATCCTGATGATCGGCTTAAAACCGGGCACTTACGGGGAACAAAAGCAGTAACATACAAATCGAACTGGATTAAAAAGTTATTAAGGGAAGATGCTATACCAGAAGTAATTATTGTAGCTGAAGTACTTACATGCGAATGGCAGAACGCAGAAACACATTTTATAGCTCTGTACAAAAGACTCGGGCATAAGTTAACAAACTCAACAGACGGTGGTGAAGGTGCCGGCAGTTTTATGTTAGCTGAAACAAAACGTAAGATTGGCGAAGCAAATAAAGGTAAAAAGCATTTACCACGCTCAGAAGAAACCCGAGCGAAGATGAGTGCATCTCATAAAGGCCGCAAACACACTGAAGAGGCAAAACGTAAGATTGGCGAATACAATAAAGGTAAAAAAAGGCAACCAAAAACAGAAGAAATGAAACGTAGATTAAGTAAAGCACTTAAAGGAAAGAAAATACCAACAGTAACTTGCCCGCATTGTAGCAAGACAGGCGGCGGTGGATCAATGCAACGCTGGCACTTTGATAATTGCAAGGAGGCATTATAAATGCCATATACAGAAAACTTTAAAGAAACAGTCAACGCAGTCAACGCAATTGAAGTGCCGCTGGCTCTATTAGAGATTAACCATCCTGGGTTAACCTCACCGGTCCGTGTTGTAAATGACAATGATGATTTAACTCATAACGGAAATTTATTCCAGGCCTTTGGGTTTGAGATTGATAAACCCAACCAACCAGAGTCCGGACAACCAGAAGCTAAAATAGTGATGGATAACGTCGGCAAAGACTTAATGGAATGGCTTGAGGTTAGTTCGGGCGGCAGTGGCGCTACAGCAACCATAAAACAAGTACTTCGATCAACCCCGAATGTTGTTGAATACGAAATACAGATGGTACTAACAAATATAACCGCAACAACTTCAAAGATTACAGCAAGACTATCATTTCCAGATGTTTACAACAGAAACGGAATGCCAACAACTTACAATAAATCAACTGCTATCGGCCTCTTTTAGTGGCGCACTGGACGGATACGTACGTAGGGCGGCCCTACATAGTTGACGAATATGATTGCGGTCATTTAGCAGAAGACGTACTTAATGAATTTAACGACGAGCAAGTTACACTGCCAAGTCGCTCATCATTTAATGTTAAATCACTCAGCAAAGACATAGCAGATCAGAAAGAAACTTATTGCGACCCCATCACTGATGCGGTAGATGGCGATATAGCGTTAATGAAGTGCAGGGGTCTTTATCACATCGGCATTTATTTTAGCATCAGTACAAAGCAATACGTATTACACAATATGAAGAACGTTGGATCGGTCGTGATCCATAACCTTAGAGATTTACCAAAATACGGAATGACGCTCGAGGGCTTATACCGGTACAGGCCGCATAACCTCAGAAGAAACACGGCGTAAACTTAGTGAAGCTCACAAAGGCAAGAAACACACAGAAGAAACTAAACGGAAGATCAGTGAAGCGGGCAAACGCAGAAAGCCAATAAGCGAAGAAACACGAGCCAAGATAAGTAAGGCAGGAAAAGGCAAGAACAAAGGTAAAACATGGAAACTCGTTGATGGTAAACGTGTCTGGTTGCGTCAGTCATAAATACTTAAAAGGAATTAATTTATGGCCCAAGCCTCGTTTTCACCACATCCACTACTGCCAAAGAAAGATCAACGACACGTTGAATTTGAGATTCAAACTGGCGATTCATTACAAGACGTACTGGATAAATCCGGACTGGATATAGTCGGCGAACCTCGTATTTGGGTCAACGGGTTTGAAGAGAAGAACTTCAAACGTGTCATGGCTGTCAATGACGTACTGAATATAAAAGCAGACGTACAAGGTGGTGATGGATCGAACCCAGTTGCGATTGTAGCAATGATTGCGCTTATATACTTTACTGGCGGGATAGGGGCTGCTGCGTTCGGGGCGGGTACATTCGGTGCGGGAGCGGTCAATATGGCAATAATGGTCGTCGGATCATTATTGATCAATAAGTTATTTCCACCAGACACCCCATCATTTGAAGACAGCCCATCACCGACTTATTCATTAACAGGTGGGCGAAATTCAATACGTATTGACCAGCCAATTCCAATTATATGTGGCACGCATAAGTACATTCCAGATTTGGGAGCAAGACCATACGCGACTTATGAAGGTGAAGATCAATACTTATACCAAGTATTCCACTTCGGAATGAACCCGGATATTGACATACTGAATTTGAAGATTGGCGAAGACGTACTTGGAAACTATCAGGATGTTACAACACCTGATATTAGTCCGGGGTCTACAGGCACACTAACGTTATTTCCGGGCAATGTTGATTCAATCGCAGGGTCAGAGATTACAGTCGCAGGCGGGTCAACAATCCGCACGTCAGCAATAGACACAACACAATTACAGCTTGATTTTGAAGCACTGTTAGTCGCATATAACTCGAAAGGTCGTGCTCGGCCAATGACGGTAGAGTTTAACATTGAATACAGAAATGTAAATGATGTTGATTGGCTTCCGTTCCAACCATCATACCAAAAGTTAGTTCGCGAGGCGTATTCAGATCAGTTTACTAGTTACCCGGCGGTTTACGCACCGTCAACCGCAGCAGTACTTACAAACAACTCTCGTAAGCCAGTTCGCAAAACGTATTCGAAACCAGTAGTACAAGGTCAGTATGAAGTACGTGTTACACGGATAACACAAGAGTCTGCAGACACATCGGCTGCTGACGATTTAACTTGGACAGCATTGCGTTCATACCAACCAGACACGTCAGATTACACTGGCCAAAAACGAATGGGTTTGAAGATACGATCCACAGCACAATTTAACGGTGCAGTCGATCAACTATCCGCAACAGTTAGTGCTAAATGTTTAGTATTTAATGGCAGTACTTGGAGCATAGAGGCGACCAGCAATCCAGCGTGGTGGTACTTATACTTCGCAAGGGGTCGTTATGCCGCAGATGGTCGTCTCGAGTTTGGTGGTGGGTTTGCGGATAATGAAATTGACATTGAAGGAATTAAAGATTGGGCTGTATGGTGCGATGCCAAAGATCTACAATTTAACTATGTTTTTGACAGACGGATGGTTGTTGCGGATATATTAAATACTATCGCAAGAGCGGGTCGTGGTGCCATCTCATACCATACTGGATCATTGAGTGTTATATACGATCAAGGCAGCCAACCGATTACACAAGTATTCGGAATGAGCAATATTAAAGCAGACTCATTCCAGGTCTCATACATAAGTGAAGAACTTGCGGATGAGATTATACTCGAATTTCGAAATAGAGACCTTGACTATCAGTTGGATGAAGTGCGAGTTACAATACCGGGTGTCGCTATTCCGACCAACCCACAGAAGACAAGAATTAAAGGTGTAACAAATAAAATACAAGCAGGTAAAGAAGCAAATTTAATTGCGTCAGAACAAGTATTCCGTAGACGTAGAGTTAGCTTCGATACTGATGTTGAAGGGTTGATGGTCAATAAGGGTGACATTATAGTAGTCGGGCACGATTTAACTAACTGGGCGAAGACCGGGCGGCTATCAAATGATGGGTCGCAGTCAACAACCCAAATAACACTCGATAGAGAGTTGACGTTTGACAATGGTTCAGGCACAGCATACTACATAGGCGTGCGTCATCCGAATGGTGACTATGAAGTAGTACAAGCTCAGTATAACGCAAATGCGTCGAATACTATAACGCTATTACAATCACTTAGCACCAACCCGAGTAGTTATCCGAACAACGAAACACAAGATGCTATATGGCAGTTTGAACCAGATGCTACACCCGGTAAAAAGCTAAAGGTTATTGACATACAAATAGTCGGCAGTGATATGAGTGAGGTTAGCATCACAGCAGTTGATGAAGATGATGCGTATTATTTAACAGAGGATGGTTCATACGTGTATGACACCTCTGCGTTATTTAACACTGATGTAGCTCAGGCAACGAACTTGCGGTTTTATGAAAACATAAATGATTCAAGTGGGCAGGCAGTACTTGGGTTCACATGGGATTTATCAAACAACGCAAATGGTGCGAGATTACAAATTACAAAGAATGGTGGTGACACCATTGACTATGGTGTTGTGTATGGGCTGTCGTATGAAATAGCAGTACAGGCAAAAGACACTTATACAATTAAATTATTAGCAGTGCCGATAGATCCGAAGCGTACAACATCAGTCGCGTTAGTTGACACTTATACAGTACTAGGCATCTACCTCGACCAAGTGCTATTACCAGCAATGGAAGATGTTACAGGACTTGAATTATTTAACGGTACAAACGCAACAGAATACACAGGTAATGTAGCCAAATTCGTATGGCGGGTAAGCAACGTTCAGTATGATGCTTGGGATATAAACACATTCGCAGATGAAGGGGCAGAAGGCGCAGACTTTAAAGACTATCAGGTACAAATACTAAATGATGATCTATCGGTTCGTCGTACAGAATATATTGTATACAACAATTATGAGTATTCAGTAGAGAAGAATATTGAAGATGGTGGCGGAACAGCAACGCGTGACTTTACAATTGAAGTTAAGCGCCGAGGCATACAAGGTCAACTATCGTTAAATCCTGCGAAGTTAACTGTTAACAATCCTGCGCCAGAAGTGCCAGGTGGCATCTCATCAGCAGCAGCTTTACAAACTATATTCATAGATTTAATTACACCATCCGATTTGGACTATGAAGGCATAATTGTTTGGATGAGTGAGACGAGCGGTTTTACCCCTGTAGGTAAAGAACAAGGAGCAGGCAATTGTGTCTACAAAGGAAAGGCAGATAGCATAATTATATCCGATGTTGCGTCAGGCACAACGAAGTACTTTCAGCTTGCGGCTTACGATGCATTCGGCACTGATGAATTAAATTATAGTACAGAGTTTGCAGAATCACCACTCGCCCAATTTGAATATATTGAACCACTATCCATAACAGATGTAGAGTTAGCGTCGGGGGCAGTCACAACATTAAAGATAGCGGCAGACGCTGTTACAAACGCAAAGATCGCAACCGATGCTGTAAGCGCAGACAATATACAAGCTGCGACAATTGGGGCTACAGAAATTGCGAACAACGCAATCACTTCAACTAAAATAGCAAGCAATGCCGTTACAACCGGCAAACTATCAGCAAATTCTGTTACAGCGGCGAAGATTGTAGCGAATACGATTACGTCGAATGAGATAGCGACAGGGGCGGTCACTGCAGATGAAATAGCAGCAAATGCTATTGTAGCAGGCAAGATAGCCGCTGATGCGATTGTAGCAGCAAACATTGTTGCGGGTTCAGTTACAGCCGTAGAGATTGCCGCGAATACGATTACATCAGTTGAAATACTTGCGAATACTATTGGTGCCAATGAGATTGAGGCACTGTCTATAAGGTCCAACGAGATTGCCGCAGGTGCGATTACATCAGATAAAGTTAGCACGGGCGCTATCGTCGCCGATAAAATCTTTGCGGGTGCGGTTACGGCGGGCAAGATTGCCGCAGGTTCAATAACAGCAACAGATTTAAACACAACAAACGCAGTGATCACTGGAACCGCACAGATCGCGAATAGCATCGTAACAAACGCGAAGATTGCCAACGCGACAATTACAGGGGCGAAGATTGGTAGCTTGCAGATCGCTACAAATAATTTAGCAAATGGGGGTGTATCAACAGGTAAAATCGCATACCAAGCTGTCACTATTCCGAAAAATTATTATGCGGCGGCATTGCAGACTTTCACGCCGACCGTGAGTAACCAATGGTTTACTATCCTCCAGGGAAGTTTCACTTCGACGGGTGCACCAATACACATAACTGTGTCGGCATTATTGGATGGCGTGGAAAACAGTGCTGACCTATTCGGTAGTATGCGGCTAGTGAGGGCTGGGGCCGTTCTAGCAGAGTGGTCAGGATGTTTTCAGCAATTTCACTCATCAACTCCGACACATCGTACACAAGTTGCAGCATCACTCAGGGATACTATCGGGGGACAGACATTACAGTACTACTTGCAGATTAAAAGTGCTGGAGCGATAACTTCGAGTATACAAGCACAACAAGTAAATATTCTGTTTTTGGAGGTAAAAAACTCGTGAGAAATACAACATACGCAATTTACAACACCACATCAGGAAGAATAATTGCGATTGCTAATGGTGATGATGAAGACGCACCGCTAGATGCAGTAGATGGCAAATCGGTCATACTGGATATAGACCCATCCACTAGCAATGTTACAGATTACATCCTTGGTGGTGAAGTTACACTAAGGCCAGCAATGGGAGTTACAGCAGATGATGTTGACGTGGTGAATATAACTTCGGTGCCAGTAGGTGCAGAGTTATTCATAGATGATCAGTCAGTCGCATCGGATATAAACACAGGATCAATCGCACTATCGTTTGGTGCTGTCGGAACTTACGAAATTAAGATAATTGTATTTCCATACATAGATCAGGAGTACACAATAGATGCCACTTAACCCAATAACAATACAAGAATTTGAAAAGACACGGATTCGTCACAAAGCGCCCGCATATAAAAAGATGACTGAATATAAAAAGCGAGACGATATAACCAAAACAGTCTTTGCTATGAGCCCAGATGAAGTTGATGCGTGGCTATTTGAAAATGTTAAAACGATTGCGGATATGCGAATGGTGATGAAGAGGATCATCGTGCTTATACGGTCATAAATACTAAAATAAAAAGGAATTACGGATGGCACAATATAAAAACGGATCAGTTACAGTTACAAACGGCAGCGCGGTTATAGTTGGTGTCGGAACGACGTGGCTATTGGAAATTGCGGTAGGTGATTTATTCATCGTACAAGGCAAGAAGGTTGCGTACTTCGTTAACTCAGTAGATACAGATGCCCAAATAACACTGTCAACTGTCATAACAGAAGCAAGTGGCAACTATGCGTATTCAATCACACGAGACTTTACAGGTAATTTTAACTTTCCTATAGTTGGGTTCGGTGATGTTAATGCGCCAACACTGATAAGCAAAGCTATCGTAGAGATTGATGGAGCGCTCAGTGACGCAAGCAACGCGGGTGGTGTAGCAGAATCGAAAGCTTGGGCTATGACCGATGAAGATATATTCGTGCCGCAAGGCAATTTAACTGATGAATATTCATCACTTCATTGGGCAGCTAAATCAGAAGAAAGTGCGAGTGGCGTAGCGGCATTCGCAACCGAGTCTATGAACTGGGCTATAACTGTTGAAGATACATTAGTGCCAGAAGGCAATTTAACTGATGAATATTCATCACTTCATTGGGCTGCTAAATCAGCAGCAGACGTGCTATTAACAAATGCTGATGTTGTTTTAACAGCAGCAGACGTTGTAACTATAGCTGGCGCAGAAGCAGCCACAGCAGCAGACGTGCTATTAACAAATGCTGATGTTGTTTTAACAGCAGCAGACGTTGTAACTACAAACG